CTATTGCCCTTATAAGATGAACCGCCTGTAGTTGGCGCAACTGGTTGTCTACTTTTTGTTCTTGTCTTAGACGGACTTGATCCTGAGTTTAACTCAGGAAACACTTTTTGTAAACGATTATTAAGAACGTCGTAATATTCGTCTGAATCTTTGTCATATCCCTCTATATCTAACTGAACATCGATAGACCTTGCAGCAGCAGTTTCTCGCTCAAAACCACCAGTATTGAACCAGCGATTCTTTTCGTACCAGTCCATTGCCTTTCTAGGTGTTGGGTTTTGGGCAACTTGTTGAGCTCTGCCAACTGTTGGTGATGCAGCTCGTTGCGCTCTTTGTTGCTTTTGCATTTCAGCAATTCGCATCGCAGCACGCATATCTGCCATCTGCTCTTGGAAATTTACCTGAGCTTCAGTATCACCTTCTTCAACTGCTTTGGTCAATGCAGCCTTAGTTTGCGCATAGCGTTGATTAAACGCTTGTTCATTATTTTTGACCGAGCCTTGCTCTAAACGAGCGAGCCTTGCACTTAATTGTGCATTTTGCTCTTGTATTTGCTGAGTTTGTATCTCTGCCTCTCGCCTTTGGTCAACAAGTTTTTTGATTCGCTTTTGAACCTTTGGACCATAGTCGTCCTCTTCTTGTTCTTTTGCCTTTTCTTCGGCAACGTCTTTGGCTTCTTCAGCAGGATCATCTGTTATTTCAATTTGAAAATCTTCAGGCTCTCCTTTTGCCTTTTTAATTTCCTCTTCGATTTCATTAACTACATCTTCATTTGACATGGTAGCGTCCTTCCAAGTTATGTCGCTAAATATGCGGTGACTTCAACTTCTTCCGGAAGAATCGACGTTAATTCGTCGTCGTTCAATAAAAGAAATCTAACACCATTAATTGTTACTTTCTGGCCAGCATATTTGCCATAAGTAACTCGATTGCCAGCTACAGGAGTATTCATTTTCCAAGCTGTACCAGAGTCTCTGTCTCTAAAAGCAAGATCACCCATAGATGCAATTCGACCATGAGCAGTTAAATACTCCTCGTTGTCTTTAGAAACACTAGGCAGATGTATTCCACCTTTTGTTTTCATTTGCACTTGATGGGGTTGAACTAAAACTTTCCAATTCAGGGGAACTGGTAGTTGGTCAGTTGTGACCGTTGAATCTGTTGATTCGTCTTTATATTCATGTTGATGAGACATGTTAATCATCCTTTTCTAGTTTTTTTAATGTTTCGCCGATAATCTCAGAAGCTTGTTCTAAACCTTCCGCAATACCGACGTTCTTTTGATATGACTCAAAGTCGGAAACCCGACCTTGAATCAAGCTTTCAGCTATTTCTAGCCTTTTCTCCCTCAGATTCTTTTTTATCTGATTGAGTAGATCTGTTACTGTCATTTTTGACACCTCCTGACATAGAAACGCCAGTTACAAAAACAGTAACATCTTTTTTATGATCTGACATTAATATCCTTTCTTTTTCATCATTTTTTTCTTTTTAGCCATGGGCTTTTTCTTGCCTTTCATAGCCATTTTCTTCATTGGTTTCTTTTTACCATACATCGACTTGCCTCCTTTCATTAGTTTGCCGAAATTAGTTCTGTTCATCTTCGCCTCCTGGAATAAAAGGCAAAGCACCAAACATAGACAAAAATTTAAATAGGTCTTTTGAACTTCCTACTTTTTTGCCACCTTCGCCTTCCATCTGCATAGGACTCACTTCGGTATAAACATCCGAAGGTTTTCCTGTTTTGCTAAGAATCTGTTGGTTTCTAAAATATGGAACAACTTTAACGAGAGATTTTAAAGCTCCAAGTTGTTCCATAGCTCTATTTCTATGGCGACCATCATGTCCAACGAACTGAGCAACATTTTCCCGAGGAACATCATATTCTAAAAAAGGAATGTTGTCTTCAGGATTATTTAGAGGAATGCCAGAATCTATCTCAGCAGCATACTGGTCAACTGTTTCCTGCATTTGCTTTGCGACATTTGGGTTTGCTGTGTCTATCTGAGCAGCAATTTTCCTAAATGTTTCGGGTGCTGTTATTACTAAATCAGCTTGAGCTCTATTGGCTTGCTCTAAACTTTCTAAAATCGCAGTTGGTTCGTAAAGGCTAAACGCTTCCGGAAACTCTTTTTCTAGATTAACTAATTTAGAACCCATTCGCTCGGCAAGTTCGTCAGCTGGTTTATCTAATTTATTCGCCAAAGAAGCCACCCATCTAAAGGCTGTGTCTCCTAGTTCAGCTAATATCCTGCCTTTACCCATTATATTGGTGCTTTCTCTGATAGTGTAGGAACATCAGATAAAGTAAAGTCTGCTGGCTCATTATTAAATTTTTTCTCCCTGTTTGATGGTGTGACAAGATCATCATTACTTTTTTTATAGTATATTCTATGACCATTCAACTCAGGAAACATATCACTCGTTTCATAAAAAGAAACAAATTCAACATCGGGATATTGTTTTCTAAGAGAATCAAGTTTCTCGATTGCTTCTTCTTTAGTTTTTATTTTTTCACCATATTTGTCTTTTTTATTAAAACCTCCTTTTGGGAACTGAACAAAAGAAAACTCTGGATCAATCATCTGTACAAATTCTTTAGTAATCTCTGCTGACTCAGGAAAAAGATTATAAATTTCATCATCTGTTGCTCCAGGATATTTCTTTTTAAGGTCTCTTATCGCATCAGTTGCGTCGAAATATCCTGTGCTAAAAGCACTGTCCAAAAGTTCCTGTGGACTACTTTCATCCATTTCGTTAATTATCATTTCACCGATTGCAGGAGAGTCTCTATATGAATCTTTGGTCTCAGATTTAATATTTTTTATCGCTTTTTTAAAAAATTTAGTAGATGCAAGTGAAAAATCTTTAGGCAAAGCTTTGCCAACTTTTTTAACAACTGGTGCAACATCGTCTATCATTTTACTAACAGGTAAATCACCTAAAGTTCCTGCAACAATTGGGGTCGCAACTGCACCTGCCATAAAAGTTCTTCTTGACTCGTCAGTTGGCAAAGCACCTAAGTTGTCTGTCGATTTTGATAATTTAGAAGCGAGAGAGCTGAAAAAACCTTTTATTGGAGTTGTTGCTAGTCTTGCTGCAGGGAACATTTCTACACCTGCGAAGCCTAAATCGAATAAACCTTCAGCAGTGTCGCCACGCTGTAAAGCTCGTTTGCCTTCTTGTATAGCGAATGGCAACTGTAAAGGTGTAAAGTCCATAACGCCAATAGACTCAGAAAGATCTGCATTCGGATTGCCAAATAGATCACGTGCTCTTTTATAAGCAGTGTATTGGTCTGAGCCTAAACCTTGCAAAAAATTAGCAGTTGCGTCAACTGTCTTTTCTCTCAGCGTTGCACCTTTGCCTTGATTCGGATCTTCTAAAACTCCGAACCTCTGACCATACTCTTCTCTGGTCATTCCGAACCTGTCTATGAACTCCTGTTCGTCCACTAGACTTGTCCTCCGGAAAGCTCACGAGCCAACAGCCTTAAAGTTTCCATAAAGCTCTTATCTAGTTCTTTTGCAGCTCTTGCGAATTGCTTAGGAGATATTTCATCTGGGCTAATATTCCTGCGTTCTAAGAAACTTTTCGCAGCTCTTATTTCCGCTTGTGCTACTTTTTTAATCGCTGCTCGTGCCATATTTAACCTTTACCGCCTATGTATCCACCCACTACACCAATAACGCCAGTTAATGACATTTGAAGCAAACCGGTAACGCTTTCGTCTAACGCACCGCCATGTTCATTTGCCATTTGAAATTCATCAACGACTATCAAGCCAAGAATCCCCATCAATCCTACGACTAACACTAAAACTATTATATCTTTTATATATTTCATATACTACTCACTTTTTATTTGCAAGCGAAGAGCCTGTTAAAATTGCTCCAAACGCCAGATGAAACAACCCACCACCCAGAAGTGTAAATGGCTCGTGCTGTCCTGTTAGCTTCTTCATTAACTCCATCTGAACCATTGGCTCCTTAGTTGAATTTATAATCTCCATAAATTGGGAGATGTCTGGTCTGTTTAATCCCCACCAAACTGGGCAGAATAAAAAGTCGTAAAAGCAAATTACTAAATAAAATATAAGTGCAGTCCAACGCCACGTTATTGTACTTTTTTCTTGTGCGGTTAGTTTCTCCATTTAAAGACAAGGTGGTGTACACATAGCTTCATTAACTCCATATATCATAACAGCAAACAATATTGCTAATACTAATCCAATCCAAATCCATTTATTCTTCATCACCAAGCCTTACACGACCAGTATCGTGCCTTCGTTTTTGGTCCAGGATTGTCGCAATTATGCCTTGCTCTAAAATTACTCCTGCGTCCTTTCTGGTTTTTCTTAATACGCATATTTGGATCGCCGAAGGTAACACGCTTAACTTTATCTCCATCCATGACATAAACGACTGACTTCTTTTTGCCATAGCTCGTTTCGCCTTTAGCAATCCTGCGAGGCTTATTTAGTTTTACAGCTTTGCCTTTATATTTAGCCATTACTTCTTATGAACCTTCTGCACCTCGAAAGATGCTTTTTTACTAGCACCTTTGTGTGGTTTGTAACCTGTTGCTGGATTTTTCATTAGCTTAAAACCTGTTCCAGACTTCATCCAATGAAAACCTTTAGGAGCTTCAACTGCTTTTTTAGCCATTACTTTTTCCTTTTCGGTTTCTTGGCTGTTTTTGCTGCAGCTTTAAAAGCACCTTTAGCTGGTGCACCTTTAGCACCTTTTTTACGCATCTTTTCGCCAGAGCCAGCAGCAATTCTTTTACGCTTGGCATTGATGTTTGCGTACAATCCAGGAGGTTTGGCCATTATGCTTTTCTCCTCTTAGGTTTACTGACTTTTTTTAGGTCAGCAGCAGTGATCTTTTTCTTATTACCTGCGACTGCAGCCAGCTTTTTCTGCTTGGGGGAATATTTGCTATATGGCATTTAACCTCCTAAAATCTGGTTCATCATGGAATGAACGTCGTCGCCAGAGCCAACTTTCATAATTTTGACTTTAACATCCGAGTCGTGATCTTCCATCATTTCTTCTTCTTCATACTCATCGCCAATACCATGTTGCATATGGTGGCAAAGCAATAAAAAGTTCACGAGCTGATCGTCGGTCATGTCTAGACCGTCGGAGTCATGAGCGAAGCCCATTTTCTCCATGAAGAGTTCAGCGTTCTCTTCCATGTTTTCTACATTTACTTCAGCCATATTAACCTCCTATTGATTCATTTCCATATCTCTAATTCCGGACTCTACATCCTGAACTAGAATTCCAGCATTCTTAGCTCCCATCATTTCTCGGTCTGTCATCTCAACAACTTTACCATCGACCATGTAGCTCTTTGTTTCGCCACCGCTCATCATTCCGCTAAGTGCACCACCGAGCTTTTGTAGAATAGCCATAATGCCAGAAGACTCAGCTTCATTCAATGCAGTGCCAGACATAACTTTTTGCTTGGTCATTTCTAAACCATCGACAACATCTTTAGTTCCTTCGGGATCCATTTCCATAAGACCCATCTGGGCATTGGTTATCATTTGTATTTCGCCACTTGCCCTAGCTGCATCCATCTCAGATGGTTTCATTCCTACTGCTTTTCCATCAACGGTGTAAGACATCTCCATCTCATTGGGAGGCATAGCTGCACCTGTTTGTTCTCTTAAAAGCATATTCATTTGTTCTGTTTGGTCTGCCATTTCAGCCTCCTATGATGCTAATGCTGCGTTGTTAGCTGCAACAAACTGATCATATTGAGCTTGATTTGGGAAAGTAACCAGCTGACCAGAAGCTGGGTCTGTAACGGAATAAACCTTATTTTGTGCTAAAATATCTGCATCTAAGTCAGGGTTGTATGCATCTGTGTAACTTGTAGAAATTAAATTACCTACTGCGTCGTATTCTTGCGAGCCGATTGCAACATCCTGCTCGCCTATTTTTAAAACTGTTGGGTCTCCGGAAAGCCTATAATTAGAGCCGATAGACTCAGGATTTATAAGCTGACCATCCGCACCGAAAAAATTAACCGAGCCATCTGGGTTTTCAACTTTACGAACCATCTCGTCGAATCCTTCTGGGGAATAACCGAACCTTGTTAAATAGCTGTTTGCGAATCTGTCCCACATGCCTCCGGAACGACCTCCGTAAAAATCACCCATTATGTCTCTAGTTCCAAAAAGGTTTGTGGAATATCCTTGGGGACCACGATCATCATCACCAAAGTCTACTACTTCTTCTTCAACATCACCGTCGCCGAAACCGCCGAAAAGTCCACCACCACCGACAATACCATCTGAGTCTCCACCACCGACCTGCGTCAAGTCAGTCATGCCAGAACCATCAGCAAATTCACCCTCGTCTAAAGGGTCTGCCAGTCCTAAATCTATCATGTCTTGGCCAAGAAGACTCAAACCGCCGGTGGTGTCGCCTTCGCTGTCAGCAACTACAACTGAGCCATCTAAGTTCACAGTATATTCTGTGCCAGCACTATAAGTTTCTGCAACACCATCACCATCTAAGTCTGCTGTGAAACCTTCATTAACTAAAAATCCTGTGGCAGTTGTTCCTCCTTGTGGGTCTAATTCTGCTGCTATAGACTGAAGATTAAAACGAGTGTTAAAATCATCTATATTTCCTGCACTACCTCCAGGAAGCAATTCAGCATATAATGCAGCTGTAATGTCGTCTGCATCGACGTTCGTGCCAATGCCTATAGTGTTTCCATCAGCCCCTGTTATTGTATTAGTGTCAGCATCATAAGACGAACCCTCATTAGCAGCAACTGTTGCGTCTATTGCATCGGAGGTATTTACAAGAACACTGTCAACATATGTTTGCCCATCATTAGGTGTTAAGGTGTTGGCAATACTTTCAATAATTGTATTGTTATTTTCTGTTGCATTATTTTCCGTTGTGTTATAAGTCACTGTGTCGGCAGCACCAGCAGTCGCAATCTCTACAATGGTATCAGAAGCTGCCTGCCCAACATCGCTTGCAAAATTGCCAACTGCACTGCCAATGTTTGAAACAGTATCAGAAATTGCTGAGCCAGCATCTACTATTGCATTTCCTAATGTCTCTAAAATTCCTGGACTATCTTCTTCTTTGTCGTTAGATGCAGCTGCAGCTGAACCGCCACCTCCTCCACCACCCCAATTAGATGGATTAAAACTTGATTCACCCCAACTCCAATAAGCAGGAACACCATCTGGACCCATAGTAACTGGTAAATTTCCTCTATATTCCTGAATAATATTTTCTTCTTCAGGATTAATATATGCCAACATATGTGTCTGACCACCAATAGTTGTTTTTCTGGGTAAAGAACTTAATGCTCCATAATTCATGCTGCTGGTAATCCTTGTTGTTGCGGTGGTGGCATTGCCGACATTACATTGCCCAGAGCACCTAAGTCTCCTTGGTTCATTCTCTGGCGAATCTGCATTATTTTTTGCATTAGGTATTGGTTTGCATCAAACTGCTGGTTGCCTTGCGGAGCAGCACCCTCTTGAGGTAAGCCACCGAATGCAGCTGGATTTATTGGTCTAATAGATGCTAAAATCTCATCCATCTTTCATTGCCTCTATTTGTATTTTAGCTGCATTTTTCTCTCGCTCTAACTGCAACTCAGCTTCTAACTTCATGACTTTAGCCTGTAGATCTGCCTGAGCTTTGGCTGCATCTATTTCCATGTCTTGCTGGGCTTCAGCCTTTTTAATTTCGATTGAGGACTGTGCTTTAGCTTGGTCAGCAGCGATTTGGGACTGCGTCCTAGCTTTGAGTGCTTCAGCTTCGAGCTGGGCAAGTTGCTTGGCATATTGTAATGGATCCTGCTGTTGACCTTTCGGCTGGATTGCTGCGATTGCTTTCATTTGAGGTGCTTCTTGCACAACCTGAGCAGCACGCTGACTAATTAGCCTGTCTAAGTCTGGGTTTATATCATCGAATTGGAAGTCTTTTTCTCTCAAATCCGGAATAGTTGGCAATGGTACACCAATGCTTGATTCCATTCGTGTTCTATAAAGCAACGCAATATGTTCAGCAACGTGGGCAACTAAAATAGGTTGCATCCCTGCAGCTCCAGGATTACCAGCGAGCGATGGGTCTTGTAAAAACTGCATATGAACTGCAATATGCGAGTCGTGATCTTGTTCTATAAATGCTTTTATTGGTTTGCCATACATAACCGACATATTCTCGTCGATAGGGTCTAGCATCGGTGCATCTGCAGGCTTTACCAATATCTCGTCAATGTTAGGAATTCTAATCGCTTCATACATACGCTTATAAGCAGCATACATATCGTGCATGTCTGGGGCTGACTGAGCCATCTGTAAAACAGCTTGAGCCTGAGCAATCCTCTGGGCAGTAGAAAAAATGTTGGGGTCACTGACTGGGAGAATATCAATGCGTTCGTTAAAGTCAGCAGCGAACACTTCTGAGTCGCCACCTATCAACGAAAATGTAAACTGCTCCGGAAGGTTCTCAGCATTCAAGTCGGCTAGGAGCTTGAACTCTTGACCTTGGGCATAATGCAACCTTTTGTGAATCGCTGAAAAGGCTTTACTGCCCTGCTCAATAAGTGCGACCGTCGAGCCCACAGGTGCATTAGGATTTACATCCCCAACATTGAGATCAGCTGTGCTAGCAAACCGCTGACCTGCCTCTACAATATAACCGAGTAAGCTGAACAAAGAGTTGCTTGGCTCTTTGAATGGCAACGGCATAATTGCTTTGTTCACGTCGTCGACTGTTGCGTCTAAGTCAACAAACTCTCCAGGATTTACCTGAACTTCGCCACCTGAAACTCTGCCTCTTAACTTGAAGCCACCTTGCATATTGCTAAATGCAGCGGAATCTAAGAGAGCTCTTAAGGATCCAGTTGCTGCTTTGCCCAAGCCACCAATAAGATGATATAAGCCAAAGCCATAAAAACCCAATCCAGGAAGGAACTTATAAGATACAAACCAATCCCTCCTTTTCTTTAACTCGTCGTCCTCTCGCCAGTTACGACGAATGCTGACTATGTTTTCATTGTCATAGTCTACTGTAACAACATAAGGAATTGCAACTGCATTCTCGTCGTCGGTGTCTTCTTCCTCGAACGAGTGGTAAACATGCATCTCAAGAAGCGTCATTAACTCATCTTGCGAGTCGTCGGCATACTGGTCGACACCTTCTATCTCGCCAATAGTATCGCCTGATGGATCTAAGTCGCCACCTTGGTCGGTGCTTGGTAAATAATAGCCAGACTGAACATAGCGATTGTAGTCATTTTTAGGCATGCGAATAACATGCGTATAACGAGGTGAGGTGTATAAGTCTTTGCTTTCCGGAGCGACGACGAAGTCCTCAGCCTTAACGAACTGCGAACACTGCCTGTCCATATTGCTGTCCCACCAAACCTTTTTAAACGTCTGGCCAACCAATGGTAAATGGAAAAGCATTTGGTCTAAGTCAGGGAAATACTCTGGCATTTCCTGCGTGATCTGATAGTTCATATATTCACGAACTCTGCGAGCTTGTTCTTCTAGCTCTTCACTTGGGTCGCCAACTATAACCGTTTTAACTGGACCACCACTAGGATAAAGCTCGGCAATAGCTTTCGCATTAAACTGAGTTGCAGCCTCAGCGATCATCGGGTGAACAACTATAGATAGACCACGAGTAGCACGTTCGTCCTCGGATTCATCCATGCCACCATCTGGGTCTAAAGTTTGTAAACCTTTTTTGTAGCGTTCTTCCCACTCGGAACGAGCTTCACGATCATTATTGTAATAGCCAATAAGCTCAGATGCAGATGCACTAAGCTCTTTATCAGACATCTCCTCAGCTAAGTTCTGGTCAAAGGTGCTGTCTGTTTCCGGAATATTGTCTAGATCTGGATCTCCGATTAAAACATCATCACCAATTGTTTCAACCTGTAGCTCATCAGCAGGAGCTGGTTCTGCAAAGGGAGCTAACTGTTGTTGAATCGCAACTGGTTTTCTAGCCATACAATGTTATCCTTCTTTTATCCTCATAATCATCGTCATCCAAATCGTTAGAATGCGTTACAAACCAACCTTTTCGCAGCCTCAACCATGCCTGTGTGCAGGTATCGACAATGTCATCATTATCGGTCGCAGGAAAAGCTGCACAAATATCAATTAAATTCTTAGCCCATTTTTTGTCAGAAGGATAGTAAATTCTTCCATCTTCTAAAAGAGCCGATGATGCATGAGCACGAGCTTCTTTGTCTCTGTCAGGCATATACTCTAAAACAGGCACACCTGCCATGCGTAAATCTTGCAGCAGGGATTGGCCAGATGCCTTCTTTTCTATCAATACTGCGTCAGGTTCCCAATCATAATATGCTTCTTGTGCGAGCTTTCGGAGCTCAGGATAAC